GCAGAAAGAAGCAAATGCCGGAATAGTGACAGAAAAGGTGCTGTTATGGCAAAAGTCAGTTGAGTGTATATACTGGAATGACGGCTTAATGGAGTATGGCTACAGGCTTATGTTCCTTGATGATGATTTTGACGAATACTGGATATCAAATAGAGCTTGTCCGGCTCATTTGCTCAGTTTCAATCCGATGTTCTTACAGGCCGGAACACAGGTCAAAGTCAATAAATCAGTGCTGAACAACAGCACATACTTCATTCACTGCACATGATATCGGTTTACCGATAACATATATTTTATTTAGGAGGAATAATATGGAACTTAAAGACACGATAGAGCTGATGCAGTCCGAGGACTACAAGGAGCGCTTCAAGGCTGAGTATTATCAGGTGAAGATACGTCTTGAAAAACTGTATGAAATGCTTGTGAGATATGATGCGGGCACACTTGGTTTTACTCCTGACTGCTCCATACAGCTTCTGAAAGACCAGCTCAGTATTATGAGAGATTATTTGTATGCTTTGCAGGTCAGAGCAGAAATTGAAGGTATTGAACTGTAACCGACATTATTGTCGGTCGCAAAGTCCCCGACATTCGTGTCGGGAAGATATCAGCTTAGTATAGTGGAATTATGGCGGTCTCCAAAACCGAGGACGGGTGTTCGATTCACTCAGCTGGTGCCAAGCCGACGGGCATAAAACGGATTCGTCTACTCTGACGTTAAATGGAGGTAATTTATGAGAAATTATTTAAGAATCCCGATGCAGTTTTTCGCTGAATCTGCCGAAGGTGAGGCAGAAACCACACAGGAGCAGGAAACAGCGCAGGGAGGAACAGAGGCAGAACAGAAGAGCGAGCCAAAGTCTGACAAGACGTTCTCTCAGGAAGATGTCAACAGGATGATCGCTGAGAGGTTGGACAGGGAACGCAAGAAGTTCGCCGCCGAAAAGGAAGAAGCTGCGAAGCTTGCCAAGATGAACGCAGACCAGAAAGAAGAATACAAGGCTAAGAAGCGTGAGGAAGAGCTCACAGCCCGAGAAAAGGCTATACAGGAAAAGGAGTTGTATTATACAGCAAAGGATATCCTGAAAGAGAAGAGCCTCCCCTCTGAGCTTGTAGACTGCTTAAATCTGACCTCTGCGGAGGCTTGCAATAAGTCTATCGAGGCAATGCAGAAGGCGTGGACAGCAGCTTTAACTGCCGCAGTTGACGAACGTCTTAAATCAAATCCACCGGCGTACAGCGGCGGAAACAAAACTACAGACCCTTTTAGTGAGGGGTTCGGAATCTAAAGAAAAGAGGTATAAAATATGTCCGGTACAGTAAATCTCGCTGAAAAATATTCTGGTAAGATCGATGAAGCTATCATCAACGGTGCACAGTCTGCACCGTCAGTAAATAACGACTATGATTTTATCGGCGTTAAATCCGTAAAGGTATATTCATTCGACCCTGTTGCAATGAACAACTATACAAGATCGGGTTCAAACAGATACGGCACTCCTGAGGAACTCCCTGACACAACTCAGGAAATGACACTCACACAGGATAGATCATTCACATTCACTATCGACAAGGGAAACAGAATCGACACTCCGGCAGGTGTTCGTGAGGCTGGCAAGGCTCTCCGCCGTCAGATTGACCTTGTAATTCAGCCCGAAGTTGATAAATATCGCTTCACAAAGATAGCCGATAACGCAGGCCATAAGTTCTTTGACACAGACGGCGTAACATCTTCAACAGCTTATTCCCTTTTCCTTAAGGCTAACGAGGCTATTGATGAAGCTGATATCCCTTCCGCTGGCCGTGTATGCAACTGCTCACCGAAGTTCTATAATCTGCTTAAGCAGGATGGCAACTTCATTAAGCAGGGCGACCTGAGCCAGAATATGCTTATCAAGGGACAGGTTGGAGAAGTTGACGGTGTAGCTATCGTCAAGGTAGCAACAAGCAGACTTCCTGCCGGTCTCCTGTTTGAGATCACACACGCTGCTGCAACTGTAGCGCCTGTCAAGATCGATGAATACAAGGTTCACAGTGATCCTCCCGGAATCTCCGGCCAGCTCTGCGAAGGCCGTATTTACTACGATGCGTTCGTGCTCAACAAGAAGAAGGACATGATATCCGCAGTATACGGCAACACAGGAAGCCTCACACTCACAGCAGCCGCAGGAGCTTCAAGCACACAGTCTATCGTTACAATCAGCGGTAACACTGCCGGCGGTAGCCTCGTTTATAAGGGTGACTTTGCAAGCTCTTCCGCTGCCTCCGGTGCTATCGATATCGGTGACGATGTTTCCGGCTGGACTGCATTCCCTGCTGACGGCAAGGTAACAACTGCAAGCGGTAAGTATATCGCTGTTGCTGTAAAGGTAGACGGCAAGGCGGTTTCTGGCGGAACTGTAGCCGCTGTTGTAGGCTCATGACAGCAAGGGAGAGATTCTTAGCGCTGTTAGGTGATCCATGCGTATGCAGTGAAGAAGTCGCAGATGTATGTCTGAGCATGGCAGAAGATGCTGTGCTCGACTACATCGGCAGAGAATCACTGCCAACGAGTGCAGAAAGCATCATGATAAAGCTTGCTATTATATACTATAACAGGCTCGGAAATGAGGGCGAAACCGCACGGACTGAGGGCGGAATCTCTCAAAGCTTCTGCACTGACATACCAGAGGACATTCAGCGGCAGCTATGGAACTACCCTCGGAAGGTAGGTGTGATACACAGTGAGACTGACGAGGAATAAGATGCGGCCTGTCTATGTTTTCAAAATGGTATCAGTTGATTCCGGATATGTCGGAACAACTGAGAAAATAGACTGCATAGGCTGCTTCGACTGCATTGTAGAAAAAACATCAAAATCTAAATCTGACGGTAACAAGACTGAAAAAGCAACTATATGCAAGCTTACTGTACCGACTGGATATCATTTCAAAGTCGGCTTTATGGCTTCACTTGAAAGCGATACAAAGCCCGACATGAAGATAACAGCGATATCTGAGCATACAGGGCATTGCATATGTGAATTAGAATCATGGAAGTAAATTTCAAATGTGAAGGGCTTGAAGCGTGGGTAAAAAAGCTTGAAGCCTTGAAAGGGCTTGAAAAAGACCCACGAATAAACAAGGCTTTAGGGCGTGGAGCGGCAAGGATGCAAGGAGCTGTCAAGGCTCTTACTCCTGTTGATACCGGAAACCTGCGGAATAAGATTTTTATAACCCAGGTCAAGCCTATGGTTTGGACGGTAGATACCAACGTTGAATACGCTGCTTTTGTTGAGTTCGGCACTGGTAGGCTCGGTGATCCTGCCGTGCCTCATACAAGCAAAGAATACTGGACATACTATTCAGATGCCCTGCAAAGATTTGTCACAACACACGGTCAAGCCCCTGCACATATGTTTACCAAAGGATTCTCGACAATGTACAAGAAGGTTGTTGAAATCGTCAGAGTTGAAATAAAGGAGATTATTAAAAATGCTTGATTTGACAAAAGAGATAGCAGATCTCCTTAAGGGTATAGCGCCTGTCGAGCTTGCCGGCTCGGAGAAAGAGCTTGAATTACCGTCTATATATGTCGATATGGTATCAAACGTGCAGGACACAGCCTTTGAAGGCAAAGACTTCCTGACACGTTTCACGTATCAGCTCGATATATACGCAGAAACACCGCAGAAATGCGTTGACATTGCAAAGGCAGTTGATACGGTGATGCAGGTTGAGGGTTGGCAGCGCTCCAATGGAGCGTTAATTGGCAGGCAGAGATATATGCTGACTTATAGTGCAATAGTCAGCGAGAAATATCACGTTTATAAGGAGTGAGAAAATGGGCGAATTTAATTCAAAAGGCACGATTCTGAGCGTTGCGGCAATACCGCAGAGCGGAGATCCGTCATATAAGAAGCTTTACGGCCTCTTTACCGTTCCCGAAATGGGCGGCACACCGGAAATGATAGATGTGACAAACCTCGAAGACGGCATCAAACGCAACATTCCCGGAATCGGTGACACTGGAACTCTTGATTTTGAGTTCTACGCTACAGAACAGGAAACAGATACATCGTCTCAGATCAGAGACACATGGAACATACTCAGAGGCTATCAGACAGCCGGAACAAGTATGATGTGGAAGCTCGAATATCCTGACGGTGAGGGCTTTACATGGCAGGGCAAATGCACAGTACGCAGACAGTCAGTCAGCGTGAACTCTGCGATCAAGTTCACACTTACCATAGGACTTGAAACAGCTCTTACCGACATTGTAGCCACGTAAGGAGAGGTAATATGAAGCCATTTGAAACGCTTACCGTATGCGGTAAGGAATATAACTTTAAAATTACCGCAGCGTATGCGGTAAAGCTGGAAAGTGAGCTTAAAACTGACCTAATGTCAGGACTGGAAAAGCTTGCAGAGGTCGGAACGCTCGCAAAGTATTATTTCTATGCGGCAGTTTCACAGAATGACGATATCAAAACAATCGATGACATATATCAGCTTATTGATGATTATATCACAGACGGTGGAACTATGGACGAATTGCAGAGATTTGTCATTGAAATCATGCTTACATCCGGCATCCTGACAAAAGAGGTTTACGATGCCTCAAAAAAAGCACAGGAAAAGCAGAAAGAAGCATTACAGAAGTTCTTGAACTGATGTACAGCAGAGCTCTTGAAGTTGGCATCCTTCCCTCTGAGTTCTGGGAGATGTCACTCCAAGAGATTAAAAGCACGGTAGATTCACGTATTCGGCAGAAGAACAATGAAATATATGCTCTGTCAAGTATGATAAGAATTGCCGTGCTTTCTGCATTTTCCAAAGATGTGCAGTTCCCTGCTCCTCCGTCAGATCAAATCGAGGATAAGGGCATAAACTGGGAGAACTCAAAAAATTATATGAAAGCACTTCAAAAGATTCATAATAAAGGGGGTGCAAAATGACAACCGAAGAATTACAAATCCTTCTGAGAGTGAACGGCGCATCCACGTACACGCACTCTATCAACGAAGTGACGAACGTCACAAATAATTATAAAAACAGTATTGGCAGCTTGACTTCTGCGCTTGCTAAGCTTGTATCATCGGCTCTTATAGCGAGATTTGCAAAGCAGTGCATAGATGCTGCATCCGACTTGCAGGAAGTAGCGAACGTTGTTGATGTTACCTTTGGCAAAAATGCCGAAGTCGTGAACAAGTGGGCGAAGAATCAGGCTGCGAACTTCGGACTTTCTGAAACGTCTGCAAAGCGTTATATAGGTACATATGGCACAATGGCGAAGCAGTTCAACTTCACAGAGGAGCAGGCTGCATCTATGGCAATTGAGCTTACAAAGTTGACCGGTGATGTTGCATCGTTCTACAATCTCGATGATAAAGCGGCAATGACTAAGATGAAATCTGTTTTTACCGGTGAGACTGAGAGCTTGAAGGAACTCGGTGTAGTTATGACCGAAACGCAGCTGAACGCCTTTGCATTGTCAAAAGGCATAGACAAGCCCTTGAAGCAGATGAACGAGCAGGAAAAGGTATTGCTGAGATATCAGTTTACCATGGAGAAGCTTGCACACGCTCAGGGAGACTTTGCGAGAACGTCAGACGGCTATGCTAATACAGTGAGAAGCATCAAGCTTGAACTGGAAAACCTCAAAATCGAGATAGGCACACAGCTTATGCCGGTAGCAGCGCAGGGAATAGCAATGATAAGCTCAGGACTGCGAATCATAGGACCGGTGCTCATATCCATAGCCCAGACTGTAAGGCTCTACGGAGAGGCCTGGAAAAACGCCTCTGAAACGACCAAGACCTTTGCAAAGATATCTTTCTCCGCTCTTGCTATTATGGTTGTAGCTCCGAAGGCAATAGCTGTAACTCGTGTAGCGGTAAGACTGCTGACAATGGAGATAGTGACACTCGGCGGAGCAATGAAAGCACTGCTCGGAATAGCTGGCCTTGTATTCGCCGGCCTTGCCATAGCAGACCTGACAAGGCAGGTAAACGAAATGAAAACGGCAGATGCCGCTGACGGTGTAGCAAACCTTGGAAAAGCCTCAGATACAAGTGCAGAGGCTGTGGATGACCTTGCAAGCAGTATTGACGGCTTGAACGACAGCACCAACGGAATGGGACTATTCCTTGCTTCTTTCGATGAAGTCAACAAGATAGGCGATAACGGCACACTCATGTCAAAGCTTGTAAACGCTGATGACCTGGCTAATATCCTCGGTGTTTCCGCTGGTTTTGGTGACCTCAACAGCATACTCGGAGAGCTTGACGAAAGCGTGAAATCCTTTGAAGGTTCTCAGATGTTCACTAAGAAATGGTGGAATGAGAAAAAAGACTTTTTCAAGGGATATTGGCATTATCTCACACACTCATTACAGACTGGCAAATGGAAAGATGACTTTGTTCAGATGATAAACGGCATTGAGCTTGTTCTCGAGACTAACTTCCCGAAGTGGACAGGTTTCTGGGAGGGAATAGGCGAAAAGTTCTATGATGTATATCACAACAAGATCAAGCCCTATATTGATGAATGGATTGAGGGAATGGAAGAATTAGGCGAAAAACAGTATGATTTCTTTCATAACGATGACGGCGATGATATTCCGTGGGGGGTTGAGGTACTTGAAAAATTTAACCCCAGTTTTAAAATCGGCCGTAAAATAGGAGAAGGCATAAAAGGAATCTTTTCACGTCATGCCGCCGGTGGCTTTCCGAATAAGGGCAGCTTGTTCCTTGCCGGTGAGACAGGCCCGGAGCTGATAGGCAATTTTGGAGGAACACAAACAAAGGTTATCAATCAGACACAGGCCAGCAGCGGCAATTCCGGCTCGATTCTCTTCCAGCCGACAATTCTGATTGACGGTAGAAAGATAACCGCAACAGTTGTCGATAATATCAATACCATGACACGTTCAAGCGGCAACTCACCGCTGATACAGCTCGGGTAAGGAGGTAGTATATGCTGAAAGTAGGAAATACAACGCTTCCAGTTCCGAAAGGCGTACAGTATGCATCGAATAAGCTATGGTCGCAGAATACCGGCAGACTTGACAGCGGCTATTTTGTGGGCGATCTGATAGCGATAAAAAAGAAGTATGAGGTCACGTTCCCTGCGCTTTCTCCGTCACAGCTTGCAACAGTCAGAACAGCGATAGACACTGACTTTGCGACAGTGCAGATAACGAACGCAGAGGGCGGCACAGACACAGTGAGCGCATACTTTGGAGATCTAACCGTTGAATCATATTCATGGAAAAACGGTATTAAATATGCTATAAATGCGACAGTATCAATAATTGAAAGGTAGGTGATAGTATGTTACCAGCAAATGCAGATGTAAGCGCACAGCCCCGACAGTTGAGCTGCAAGCTTGTTATCGGTAATAATACTATCACCGATGTAAAATTGCTGACTTACGCATCTGACTGGAGTGGAAATATCGCAATTGGTCAGGTCGTATCGTCATATATATCAGTTACCATACCAACGCCGAATTTCTCCCTGCTTGGTGCAAACGTCTCACTTAGCATGGGCATAAGTTCTCCGGTGGAATGGGTATCAATCGGACAGTTCAAAGTTGATGAAGAGAGTATAAAAACACGGCAGGGATATACGACCTTCACAGCTTACGACAAACTGCACGATTCACCGACAACTTATCACTCAGCACTCACTTTCCCTGCCACATTGCAGAACATATGCAACGAAGTCTGCTCTGCGCTTGGTATAACGTCTGCCAGCCTCGGAGTGAGCTACACTGTTGAAGAAGATATCCTCAGTGGCTATACGTTGCGTGATGTTCTCGGATTTATCGCAGCTTTCTGCGGTAAAAACGCATATTTGTCTCCGAGTGGAGCGCTTGACCTGCGCTGGTTCACAAATGCAACATATACAGCCAATAACCGCAGAGCAAATGTGCCGTATATCGGAGAAAGAAACTGTGTTGTAAATCGGCTTATATGTCAGAACGCAGACGGAACAATAACATCCGGCAGCGGTGAGGGCATATATTTCACTTGCCCGATTATGACACAAAGTAGGCTTGATACACTTCAAGCCAATTTGTCAGGATTCTCATATCGGAAAGCTGACGTTGATATCAGATACGGTAATTTCTGTTTGCAGTCCGGTGATATAATTACCGTGACAACAACCGGAGAAAGCCTTACAGTGCCGATTATGGCTAACTCATGGACATATGACGGCGGTGTATCGTCTTCCGTCTCTTCATACGGCGTGAGCGACTACAACGGCACAGCAAACAACGCAGAACGCTCTGCAACGGCTCAGAGAGTTCAGGGTATATTAGATACCAAAAGAGCGGTAAGCCGTGAAAAACAGCAGTATACAACAGTTACACAGGATATTCTGAGAGCGACAGAATTAATCACTGGAGCAACAGGCGGATATATCAAGCTTGAATTTGGTGGTAATGGCAAAACAGCACAGCTTCTTGTTATGGATCAACCCAGTATGGACGATGCTCTTAACGTCTGGATCTTCAACCAGAACGGATTAGGCCATAAGCAGAGAGCGGCGAAAACGGACCCTTTCTCAACGGTAAACGTTGCCTTGACAAGAGAGGGAACGGTAGTTGCTGAACGCATCGCAGGTCAGAAGATATCCGGTGTAAAATTTGAATCAACTCCGACAGGATCAGGCGAGCAGCCGCAGGTACTTGTCGAGAATGGAAACTATAAGATCAATAAGGTAAACAGCGGAACTGTGACGAATGTCGGAGGCATAACCTTCAAAAATCGTCAGGCCGTTGACCAGGTGGATAGCCTTGCAATTCAGGTGGAATTAGGAAAAAGCGTGACAATCGGCACAACCTCAAACCCTGAGTTCATATACTATTCAGATCCTTCACAAGCTCCTTCAAGCGCTGAGAAATTCCAGTTTTATGGAAATATCCGCTTGTTTGGTGATTTGTTGTTTGGCAACGGCGCAGATCTCAGCCTTGTTGATACGAAAACATTCGTTGACTCTCTTTATTCTGAAAACATTGTGGGAAGAATTGAAGCATTAGAGCAGCGAATGGCTGACCTTGAAGACCGTGTATCGGCTTTGGAGGACTAACATGATAATATACAAAGGAAAACGAGCTGTATGCGGATTACAGCTAACTATAGACAGGGTATGGCGATACGTCATGACCGAATCGGACACACTCACAGTCCGAATAACTGACGGTGATAGACATACAATTGAAAAGACCTATACAAGTGACGATGTAGACAGCATAGACAAGCAGATCAAAGTCGAGCTGTCAACAGAGGAAACGTCCTCGCTTAGAACAGGTCACGCTTATATCACAGCGTATATGAATGAATTGTGCGTGGTATCACCGCAGAAAATACTCGTAAAGGAGGCATTATAATGCATGATTGCACGGATACAAGAAACCGTTTCAACCCTGAGAACCGCTTTATCGGGGATATAGAGGACGGATTAAGATATCCTTATGCTTGCTATACTAAGGAAGAATCAGACGAAAGATATGCGGCAAAGGCAACGGAAACAGGCCTTACAGAGCTTTCAGAAGTGGTTGAGGGTAAGGCAAGCAAAGCAGAGCTTGCTGGATTAGCTGATACAGTATCAACAAAGGCCGATGAATCCGAATGCGTTGAGATCAGAGCGAGACTTGATGCACTGGAATGGAAGCCGATAGACATTATCAGCTTCGTTGCAATTCCAACGCTCTGCGAATACGGATCATCGAACACAATCAATCTTTCATGGGCTTTGAACAAAGAAGCTACAGAGAAAGATATCAACGGAAACACAGTAGCCGGAAACACTAAGGAAATGACCGGAGTAACAGCGGCGACAACATACACACTCAATGTCACAGACGGCCAGACAAGCACATCAAAGGCCGTTTCTATTGAGTTTGCTAACCAGATATACTATGGTGTAGACGATGACCTGTCAGCCGTTACAGAGCTATCTAAGGTGCTCAGCAACGACAAGACAAGAACTATCACAGTTGATGCCGGCGTTGATGAGTATATTATATACGCTATCCCGGTAAGACTTGGCACCGTTGCTTTTTACGTCTCAGGCTTTGAGGGAGGCTTTGAAGATCCGGAAGAGCAGCTCCTCACAAATGAGAGCGGATATCAGGAAAAATACAACGTATATCGCAGCACTCATAAGAATCTCGGACAGACAACTGTCGAAATAAGGGAGGAATGATAAATGCCAGTAAATGTAATTGATACAATTAAGCCGAAAAATAACGGCACGTTCCCTGTGGTAGAAGCTGTTGACGTTGCGATATCTGACAGTAAACGCTTACCGGATGCACTGGCTGAGAAAGCAAACCTCACAGACCTCACACCGATTAACGAGGCAATAGCAGGGAAAGCGGACAGCACAGCAACAACCGGCTTGCAGTCACAGATAGATCAGATTGTTATTTCCTCTGCCTCTGAGACTGTAGTAGCACCGGAAGTTGCACAGGCCAGAGTTTCAACAACTGAGGAATATAGCGTACTCAAAGACAGGCTGGATGCTGATTTCCGTGATCTTGCTGGAAGAACCAGCGATATAAAAGCCGGAAATATCGCAGTAACATGGGAGGCGAACGGCTTGGATCAGGAAACCGGAGCAGAGAGGACAACCTCTTCACAGTGGAGAACTAAGGGATATACCTACATTCGCCCGAATGAAGAGATTGACTTCAAGACCGGTAATGATATCTATTATTTCGTCTGCTGGTATGCTGCCGATAAAACCTTTATCAGCAGCACAGAGGCAAAGAAGGTAGACAGAACACTCACATCACCAGCAACAGCGGCTTACATGAGACTTTGCGGCAGCAGTGCTCAGTCCGGTGACTATATCACAGCGACATACAAGCTCAATAACTTTGCAGACGTATACAGCACCATGACCGCAGGTTTTTCCGGTGTAGCTGATGATATAACCGCAGCTATTGCACATTCTGACGATTCAGCCGCAAAGAATAGCACTGAAATCGACATAACGAAAGAGGCTATCAGCACCGGAAAATTCTATTATTATTCACGCCTTAAGGTGCAGGGTATAAACATTGAGACAGGCCAGATCATACCGGACCTGAGCCACACGCAGTTGAACACAGACGTTTTCTACTTCGGAGCAGGCAACAGGATTTTCTATAACATCCCTGACGGCTATTATATGTATATCCTCTATTACAGCACCGCAGACCGGTCCTCATATCAGGGACACGCAAACCGTGTAAAGAACGCAAGAGGTTCTCTCGTTGTATCGACTGACTATATCGGCATAGCCTTTGTCAACGAGAACTACGAGACTATACCGCTTTCAGATGCACCGAAGTGCAAGGTTTATACATGGACTGATGCACTCGACAGACAGGGCATTATCTTAGCTGGAAACTACAATCACGCTCCTATATCTGTGAATACTCAGACAAGGACTATAACTTTTTCCTCTGCAAGCAATGGCTATGCAAGCTTGCTTTACGGTAACAAGCGCTATGACCTTTCCGGCAAAACCCTCGACTATTCGTCTATTGTAAGTACTTATGGTTATATTTATTATAACCTTAAGACTGACGAATTTTTCCTCGGTGGAGCAGGTGTAAGTATACAGAATAGCTTTGATGATTATCTCGTATATATCGGCTGTGTATGGAAGGGCGGTAAATACATCGACCTCAATGTAATGCCTTATTACACTGTAAACGGCGTTAAATGTACAATGAGAGATAACCGCTTTATGGATATCCCTAATACCTACAGAATGGCCGTTCTCGGTGATTCCATAAGCACATACGTGGGCATATCTGAGGACACACATAGCGGTGAAACGTATCAGATAGAGTACTATCCGAAGGATACAGTTGACAGCGTTTCAAAAATGTGGTGGGAAATTGTGAGAAAAGGCCTCCGTTTTCCCGATACTCCTGCAGTATCAGCGATATCACGTTCAAGTTATCGTTATCAGCCGAATAATGCTGATTATATTCCTTACGGTGCAAGCGATGCACGAATCGCACGGCTCGGATCCAACGGCACACCAACGCACATATTCCTTGCCCTCGGTATGAACGACCCATTCAAGGCAGATGTCGGAACAAACCGCTACACCGTCAGCATTGAAGCGCTTGAAGAGACAAGGGATTACACATATTCTGCCTGCGCTGAGACTATCTGCAAGGTTCAGAATGCTTACCCGGATGCAAAAATCATCGTTCTGATACCGAAAACGCTGACCTACGACCAGAGCGGCACGTATTCCATGGAGAGGCAGTGCGTTTATTTCGATGCTATCAAGGAAATAGCTGAACAACTCGGGGTGTATAAGATAATAGATCTGCGAAAGTGTGGTATTAATCAGGGGAACGTTACGGACTACGCCGATTCATCGAACGGCATACATCCAACGGCGGCAGGTATGCAGCTTATGGCTGACTATATCATCGATCAGATGATTAACTGAGGCGGTGATACTATGGAAATAAGCAAAGAAATGCTTGAATACCTCGATGAACGCTATGTCCAGAAGGACGACTGCAACGACCGGCACAAAGCCGCTGCCGATGAAATCAAGGAAATACTGATAGTCCAGACAAGGAACAACACAATGTTGAATACCCTTGTAAAAATCAACTCTGTAGAACTTGGAGCGGTAGCAACTGCAATTATAGCCGCTATAATGAAGCTTATCCTTAAGTAGAGCGGATGTAAAGGCGGTGCTATATGGAGAGTTGCAGAGAGTGCGAAAGCCTATACTGGAAACAGGCGTATTTTACAGCGGAGCAACGATTCGATAAAGCACAAGCACGTTTTATCGCAATTACAATCACATTATGCGTAATAATGGCAGTATGTGTCTTTATTGCAACGTTATGTTGCATACGAACTCAGCATTTTATAGCTGATTTTGAGTATGTAGAAGAAACAGAAGTCGAGATACAGCAAGATTCTGAGGGTGGGAATCTTGCTGTTATCGGAGACAGAAACGAGGTGAATTATGGGTCAGAAAATCACAATTAAAAAGAAGAAATTCTGGAGAAAGAAGTCTACAAGCAAGGCTATGCCGGAACAGAAAACCGGTATAATCGAAAGAATCAAGAGTTTTTTCAAGGGGTGATATCTTGAAGATAAAGGACCGTATTGCAAAACTGATTGACGTTAAGTCGATTGTCACTTTTGCCTTTACTGGCGCATTTGTATATCTGGTTTTCAGGGGTGATGATATACCGGATATCTTTGCTACAACTTACACGACAATTCTTGGCTTTTACTTCGGTAGCCAGGTCAAGAAAAAGGAGGATGAAAAATGATAAAAATCAGAGACTTTATAGAGAAAACAAGCAATGACGGAAATCAGCATATCATCGCAGACCTGATGATAGATTCTGCATCGGAGTTGCCGTCTCAGGAGTACGCAGGATATGTGCTTGATATGGGCTCAATTGCATGGGACATCAGCACCGGAGAATTCTATGGGCTTGATTCCAACGGAGTATGGCATAATCAGTCTGGTGATGATGCGAGTTCTGCAAAATCTCTTAGTAGTTCGAGTATAAATTCTCCTAAAAGTAAATCACTCAAGCTCGATAAAGAACTTGGCAAGGAGAACACGGAGGAAGCAGACGATGAATCTATACGATATCCTGAAAGCATCTAAGCTCGGAGCAGGAGCAGCGCCTGATCTTTATACAGCTTTACGAGCGCAGGCGCTAAGTAGAGGTAAAGAAACTGCTTCGTGGACTGATTTTCGCAAGTTAGTTCGTGCTGGTAAAGCTCCAGAGCTATATCCAGTTGGCACTAAGCTTTATGAGAACTGGGGTGATGATACTTCAAATGCCTGGATTGTTGTTGATTATCCTGATGATAGCAGATATATCGATTCTGACTTAGCAACACAGGGGTATACTAACCGTGTGATGTTAATGGAAGAAAAGATAAACTTTCTTAGATCATTCGATGCTAAAGAAGCATGGCTGTATGCTGAAATTGCTATTCCTGCCGGCGTGTATAGATTTACAATTCCTAATTATGATGCAAGCTATGGCGGTAACAAGACGTATATCTTTACTTCAACAGCACAGATCCCTGTAGGCGGTCAGCTAACTATAACATGGGAATATCAGACGAATCCTACAAAGGTTCAGGGATATAGTTCATCGACATCAACAGCTGTATTATTTAATGTGTCAATAGCTGAATGGGATGGTGCTGCTGCTTGTACAGACTTAGGAACTATTAAACTCACCATGACTGATGCTGATAGTACATACGGCAAACTCAATCACATTCAGAGGGCAAGGTATGGTTCAAATAACTACTATCAGTCAGGGCTTAGGCAGTGGCTTAATGCCGATGCCGCAGCAAACGCTTGGTGGGCTCCGTCTAATGTTTTTGACAGGCCTTATGGTAACAGTGATGCCGCTGGCCGGTTGAATACTATGAATAGTGCCATGAAGGCTGTTCTTGCAACACCGACAGTTGATTGCATTACAAATAATACATTTGAAACAGGTGGCATCGACGGAACTCCATTTGCTTTGCAGACTGCATATACAGTCAAGGACAAGCTATTCCCTGTAACGCATACGGAAGTTAATCTGTCATCGACTCCTAATGTTGATTCTGTATTGTCATACTATACAAATGCCCGAAATGCAGACCGTATCAAATACAGGAAAGATAACGGGAACGCCTATTATTGGTGGCTTCGTGCGCCGTACCCCTCCGGCGCCAATAATGCTCGTAGTGTTGCTTCGAGCGGGGCTTTGACTAACTATGCTGCTAACGCTACTATCGGTGGGGTGGCCGCTTGCATCATCCAGTAATCATACTGCCCTCTGTGACCGTCAGGGAGCAGAGATATGGAAGGAGGAATCATAATGAAAAAAGGAATTGATGTATCACGCTGGCAGGGCGACATCGACTGGAAAAGCGTCCGGACTGACTTCTGCATCATACAGGCTGGCTACGGACGAGAGATATCACAGAAGGATATCTGTTTTGAGAAGAATTATGCCGGCTGCAAGTCAGCAAGGATTCCGTGCGGCGCATACTGGTATAACTACGCTGTAACGCCGGAAGAAGCCAAGAAAGAAGCGGCTGTGTGCCTTGAAGCTCTCAAAGGCAAGCAGTTTGAATATCCAATATACTACGATGTTGAAGAGCAGAAAACACTTGCTCTCGGCAGGGATAAGGTGAGTGCTATTATAAAAGCATTTTGCACAGAGCTTGAAAAAGCTGGATATTTCGCAGGGCTGTATATGTCAGCCTCACACCTGAACAATCTTGTCTCTGAGGACGTAAAAAGCCGATATGTTGTTTGGGTTGCTCACTATGGCGTATCAAAGCCAAGCTACACCGGCGCATACGGTATGTGGCAGAAGTCCAGCAACGGAACTATAACCGGCATAGCTGGTAACGTTGATATCAACGAGGCATACGAGGACTACCCGGCTATCATCAAGGCGGCAGGGCTGAACGGATATAAGAAGCCACAGCCCACAGCTCCGGCTCAGCCTGTCAAGGCAAAGAAAAAAGTCACGATAACAATTGACGATCACACTTACTCAGGATTACTTGAAGAAATATAAACCTACTACTACGATGCACTAAGAGATTATGAATAGATTTACTAACATATCTAACACTGAATTGTCGCACTATATTGACGAATGGGTGAGAGGGGGAACGAGACAGACAGATTATGAAACGCAGGCTAATTGACTGCATATGCCTTGAATCTCTCGCAGAAGAATTTGATCTGACAGTCGATAGAATTAAGCAAATCGTATATCACTGGCAGAAAATATTGAAAACGCATATCCCTGTATATGCGGATTACGCACAATTATTATCCTAAAATTACACAGAAAACTCCCTTTCGGCTTACTGGCTGAGAGGGAGTTTTTTTCGTATCATAATGTTAGGTGATATATATGTACGTTCCGGAGCTGTACCTCAGAACCGTCTCAGCATGGCTCAGAGGATAATGCAGCGGATGTTCAGGCGATGAAAAAAGGACTGATTAAATCAGTCCTTCCTTTCTGAGTTTGTATTCGATTAGTGTTACAAGGTATTGAGCAGGCTTTGCCTTGTTGCCTTCCCAGTCCTCAACCGTTCGCTTCGGGATGCCGAAGTAATCGGAGAAGGCTTGTTGAGTCATGCCTGCGGCTGTGCGGAGTTCTTTGATTGTCATGTTCATCACCACTTGCTCTTGAATGAGGGGGCTTGCTCTGTAGGATTGAAGCCGTTCTCATTCCTATAATTGTCATTCCACATAGAAGGTTTCTTGTCAATCTCTGTCAGTGTGATTGAGTTTTCCTTGCAGAATTCTTCGATAATGCCGATAACCTTTGAAGTCTGTACGCAGTGTGCTATAAGCTCTCCACTTGCAGTGTAGTTGTAGTAGGTCGGGTTTCCATAAAGCTTCTTGAATGTGATGCCGTTGTTAAGCTTTCCATTTTCTCTCATTTCTGCGAGGATATCAACTAACTTCTTATTCATAATTTCCTCCTTGCCTTTCGGCGGTCGTTCTTTCGGGCTTCTTGCCCTTTCCTTGCTTATATTATATCACGATATCCGTGACTTGTCAACGGTTTTTTAAAAAAACAATCACGATATTCGTGATATTTGTATATCTGCACAAAAATCATGTATCGGCTTTGTACATTTATACAGATATCACGGCTTCAAGCCTGATATAAATTCACCGTCCGCACTTTAAGGATGCGGATGCTTACCCTCATAATCTGAGGGAGAAAGGAGGGCTATTATGGCTCTTACAGATGAAGGAATGGTTATGCCCGTACAGCCTCTTAATGACAACGGCAACAACGGCGGCGGCTTTGGCTTCGGCGGAGACTGGGCGTGGATTCTCGCTTATTCTTAGGCGAGGAGCTGTTTTTTGTTTTCTCCCAGCAAATCAAGAGGGCTGACATTCAAAGTGATTGATAATTGTGCTATCATTTTCCGAGGGACTTCACGCTGGCCGGATTCAATTTTGTGAATCGTTGACCGTGACTTGTATCCGAGCATATGCGCAAGTTCTTCCTGCGAAAGCCCTTTTTCTTCCCTATAACGTGCAATTAATTCACCTATTGTCATTTTTAACACCTCCTCTTTAAATAATAGTATACCACAATGTAGCCGGATTGTCAACGAAAAAGCCAACAATACAAAATAGTAAAAGCATACAAAAATTGTTGTTGTATATGTGCAAAACGACAAATTTTGTTTTTTTAGCGAACAAGTGTTGACAAAACACCTACATAGTGCTATACTATGATTGTGGACAAAACGTCTACAAAATACCGAAAGGAGGCAATGAAATTGAACGGAATCAACCTCAATCTTTTAACTGAGAAAATCGAACAGTCAGGCATGAAGCGCAAAATTATAGCTGAAAAAATGGACCTTACTCCCGAAGGGCTTAGAAATAAGCTGAACGGAAAGCGTGACTTCAACGCAAAGGAGATAAAAGGCATCGCACACGCTATCAATCTGACTGGTGACGATATTCTCAGCATTTTTTTTGCCGATTCAGTAGACAAAACGTCTACAAGACGAAAGGAGGCTGAGAAGTATGACAAAGGAAAGCAAGGCTGCACAGGCCGATAACAAGAGACTGCATGACAATATCAAGCTGCTTGAAAAGCTGTATCAGTGGAAGGTTCTGATAGATGTTATCGGCTGCTGTGCTGCAACATGGGATTCACGAGTTAAAAAGCCGTGGACTTTTCAGTATCACGAGCTGAGAACCATAGCGGACTACTGCCACGTTGACTTCGTTCAGCTTGTCACTGGCCGCTTGTCTGTGATGTAAGGAGGAAATATGGGCAGTGAAACAATCAAGACAATAGCTATATGGATGATGCTCATTCCGGCAGTGATAGTGATCGTGCCGAATATCCTCGTTCCTTTTGATCATTGGTGCTCAGGAACGCACGAATTCAGCCCAGAGGCAAGGTATCAGAGAAAGCTTCGCAAAGAGCTGCGGATATGGACAAATATCATGGTTTCATGCGATGCTGAGAACGAGTGCGAGGATTACGCATACGCAGCGCAGAGAGTTGAGATGCTGAGAAGAGAACTCAACCGCTGAAAGAAAAAAGCTCCCTGAAGGGAGCAAAGATAAATATAACCACCATAACTATATCACAGAAAGGAAGAAAAGTCAATGGATAATACAATTACGATAAGCAAGGAAGAGTATGACGAGCTTATGACTGTGAAATGTATGAACACAGTGCTGTTAAATAGCTTGTTCATGAGTTCTACACTTTCATACAACGGCAAAGAACTGAGCTTCGGTGATGCTGATGACATTCTCCGTTGCTTATACCCTGAGAGATATGCGGAAACACTGAAAGAGAGGCTGGCATGATAACATTGTATCAGAAAGCGGCTGCGATTGCGATCAAGCTTGAACAGATAAACCGTGACCTCATTATCAGACCGGAAGCAATTCTGAGGAAGGCTACGGCAGAAGAGATAGATTTTTACTACGAGAGGATGTGCAGAAATGTGTGAAATATGCGGTTGCTATCCCTGCCGAAGCGCCTGCCCTAACGCACCAGAACCTCAGCCAGTATACAAGTGCGAGGATTGCGGCGAGGGTATATATGACGGCGACAAATACTATAGTATTTCTGGCCTTATCATCTGCGAGGACTGCATTGGTGGTTACCTTTGCACCTGCGAGGCTCCCGAACCTCCCGAGGTCGACGCTATGGACGTTTATAAACGCTGGGTAGAAGAAAGGGAGTGGGAAGATGCCTAATTTTGACAGCGGCGTTGCTGGATATGTAACAGGGCATTACATGGTGGAGGTAAACTTCCCAATTGATGCAAGAGGGCGTGAAGATGTATGTTGCAATCAGTGCCCGTATTACGGCAGGAGCTCTAAAACCTGCCAGCTTAACAAACAGATAGTGCATTACCCGGAAAAATACATCGGAGTATATTGCCCTCTGGAGTTTTAAGGAAAATACAAGGAGAAATACAGGAGGTTCATCATGGCAAAAGTAATCTGTGTTGCTGGCGAAAGCGGCAGCGGCAAGACAACATCACTCAGAAATCTTGACCCGAAATCGACTTATATCTTCGATGCGGACAAGAAAGGCCTTTCGTGGAGAGGCTGGAAGAAACAGTATAATGCAGAAAATAAGAATTATTACTGCTGTGACGATGCGAACACGATCTATCAGTATATGTGCGGCGTGGCTGTAAAGCGTCTGGACATTAAGACTATAGTAATTGATACTATCGGTAGTATCATGGTCGCTGACGAGATGCGGAGAATGAAGGAGAAAGGCTATGACAAGTGGCAGGACTTGGCACAGTGTATATGGCAGCTTGTGGACGCTGCCTACACTCTGAGACCTGACCTGACGATCATATTCATGGCACATACTCAGACAGAGCGTGACGATTCGGGATATCTGTTCACAAGGATCAAGACCAGCGGCAAGAAACTGGAAAAGATATGCCTTGAATCTAAGTTCACAACAGTTCTCATTGCAAAATGCAAAGACGGAGAGTATGTTTTTGAAACGCACGCAAAGAACAGCACAGCAAAGTCACCTATGGGGCTCTTTGAAACAGACGAGATCCCAAACGATATTACAGAGGTCATAAAGGCTCTTGAAGCCTATGAAATGGAGGAACAATAATGATTAAGAAGTTTAATGACTACGACAGCATCCAGGTATTTGAGGGCGTCCCTCAGTTAGAGCCAGGCGGATATGAGCTTAAAATCATCGGTGCTAAGGTCGAGCAGTTCAACAACTGTGAGATTATGAAGGTTGCATTTGATATCGTTAATAACGAGCAGTATGCAGGGTTCTATAAGCAGCGCTTTGAGAGTGCAAAGGCTCAGAATCCTGATGCTAAGTGGAGTGGTGTGTTCGATGTGTTTATCCCGAAGGACGATGGTTCAGAGCTTGACGGTTACACTAAGCAGGCGTTCAAGCGCTTTATCACATCGGTTGAGCATTCCAATGACGGATATACATGGAACTGGAACGAAAGCAGTCTCAAAGGTAAAACGTTTGGCGGTGTTTTTGGCAGAGAGGAGTTCAAGACTAAGGAAGGCAATTTCAAGTTCGCAGTCAAGTGCAGGTTTCCTCGCAGCGTTGATTCAATAAGGTCTGGTGACTTCGCAATACCGGAAGATAAGCTCCATAAGGAACACAAACAGGCACAGCAACTTACTGGAATGCCACAGCAGTTCATACCTCAGACCAACAATAACCCCCTTGCTGAATATGAGGAAATCCTCGGTGACGACGATATGCCGTTCTAATATAAGAAATTCACACGAAAGAAGGTGATACTATATACACCTTGACAGATGAAAAAGCGCAGAAATTGCAGCTCACAGCGGAAACGTTCGTGTATCAGCTTGAACAGATCGCATGGTACAGCATGGAGCAGGATACATTAACGCAGAATCTGACTATTCTGCGTAATGTGGCTATCAGATGCCGGAAGAAAGAGCTATTCGACAGATGTTTACAGGCAGCGAAAAAAGAAATTCAGGCAGATGATATGAACGGCTGTGAGTGGCGGTTTCATTATAACGCTGATGACTTCGGGAATAGTGAAGAGCCTTACAGAGAGGTATTCTTCCAGCCGACAGCGTTCCTGAAACAGAGGGTGCTTGATAGGCTTACAGTTGAAGCGGCAAAGTGTGGGTATCGTGGATTCAAAGCTACATACAAGGCGTTTGAGAACTCTATGCGTGGGATCAATTCCGGACATGGAATGCTGATAAATCCTTCGGATTTCCCACAACAGCCGCTTGAACTGGAGTGCGGAGAGTGGCACTGCGATAATACAGGCGTTTCAAAAGTCCTGAAGGATAAAGTCGAATACGCTTGCCTGCATCCGATAATGCCGATAGAGCGGCTTGTAAACATAGATTCCGGAGAAGAAAAACTCCGGGTCGCATTTTACAAAGGGCGATACTGGCGTGACTTCGTGGCAAGCAAAACAGATCTATTCGACAGCTCAAAAATCATTAAATATGCCGGACTTGGAATATCAGTAACGTCAAAGTCCGCAAAGCTCCTCTCGGAGTTCTTGTGTGACGTGGAAACACTGAACCCCGACCTTATCCCAGAAACAGAATCCGTTGCAAGGCTTGGATATATCGGAGACGGACAGCAGTTCTCTCCTTACGTTGATAATCTTGTATTTGACGGAGACGCAAATTACGGCACTATATACGGCGCTATCACTGAGAATGGTGATTATACGGCTTGGCTCGCAGAAGCCGTAAAATGCCGCTCAGAATCGCTTACAGCGCATATTATGCTTGCCGCTTCGTTTGCAAGTCCGCTGATAGGTAAAATCGGATGCCTGCCGTTCTTCGTTCATCTCTGGGGCGTGGAATCCGGAACAGGTAAAACGGTCGCTCTGATGCTTGCAGCTTCGGTCTGGGGTGATCCTAACGTGGGACAGTATATACAGACATTCAACGCTACACAGGTAGGACACGAAAAAACAGCGGCGTTCCTGAACAATATCCCGATGTGCGTTGATGAGCTTCAGCTTAGCAAGGATTCACACGGACGGAGCAAATTTGATGTGTACCAGCTCTCTCAGGGCGTGGGACGTACCAGAGGTAACAAGGGCGGCGGCATAGATAAGACCCCGACATGGAGCTTATGTGTGCTCACGACAGGAGAATCACCGCTGACCTCTGATAGTTCCGGCGCAGGAGCAGTGAACCGAGTTATCGACATAGAGTGCAAGGCGGCTGACAGCGTTATCAAGGACGGTTTCGCAACGTCAAGCTGTTTGAAGCTCAACTACGGTGGAGCTGGGAAGAGATTCATCGAAGCACTCACACCGGAGATATTTGAACAGGCGAAAACACGGTATCAGGAGTTGTTCAAGGAGCTGACAAGCGGTGCAACGACTGAAAAACAGGCAATGGCGGCGGCAATTGTCATTCTGGCTGATGAGCTGGCGGATAAATTCATATTCAAGACCGGAAAACATCTGACAGTCTCAGATATGGCGAAGTTCTTGAAAGATAAGGCTGATGTATCGGCTGGGCAGAGAGGATATGACTTTATTTGTGGCTGGATTTCAGCTAATAGCAATAAGTTCATATGCCGCAATGCGGACGGTGAGCTGATAAAGCCGAGCGGTGATCTATACGGACAGCTTGAAAATGAGTGGGCTTACATCAATGCCGGAGTATTCCGGAAAGCCGTCAAAGATGCCGGATTCGATGATAGGGCGCTGTTATCGTGGCTGAAATCAAATCATTTGATTGAGACACGAGGTCGAAACTCCACCAGAGGCAAGCGGCTCAACGGAGTTCTGACAGAGTGTGTGGCACTCAGGATGAAGAGCGATACCGAAGAAGATGTCATAGATTACAGCGAATACATTGAAATTTTGTAAGTGTGGGACAAAACGTGGGACACAAAAGGGGCTGAAATACCCCGAAAAATAGCGGGTGTGGGACTGTGGGACATTTTCCGCACATACATACCTGGCTTTTATAACGTGGGTACATATTTGCTTAAATTATCATAATTTAATATGCACTCTCGCGTATGAGACAATGTGCGAATTTGTCCCACAGTCCCACAACACACCGCAAACGGCTATAAATAGCCGAAAAATCTGTGGGACAGCTGTCCCACGGTTGTACCACAGTCCCACAAAGGAGATGATAACCATAGAACTCAGGCCATACCAGGCAGACCTCATAAACAACATCAAGCGTTCAATGCTTAACGGCAACAATTCTATCGTTGCAGTTTTAGGATGCGGTGGAGGTAAGAGTATTATCCAAGCTGAGATAGCAAGATCAGCTACAGCAAAAGGAAACCGTGTATTATTCTTAGTACATCGTAAGGAGTTATGCCAGCAGATAGCAGATACCTTCACCCGGCAGGGAGTAAATATGCAGCTCTGCTCCGTGAACATGGTGCAGACTATCAGCCGACACCTTGACGATGTTCCAGCTCCGGCAATTATTATTACTGACGAAGCACACCACAGCACAGTGAAAACGTATACCAAGGTATACGACAAGTTCCCCGGTGCTCTCAGGTTAGGCTTCACGGCAACACCTTGCAGACTGAATAAAGGCGGTCTCGGTGATGTGTACGAAGATCTGATAACCTCAGTGTCAACACAATGGCTGATAGATAATAACTATCTCTCCCCTTACAAGTATTACAGCGTGAAGTTAGCTGATACCTCTGGACTGCATATCAGAGCCGGAGAGTATAAGGCTGATGAAGTCGCTCAGCTTATGCAGAATAAAGAAATATACGGTGAGACCGTCAGTCAGTGGGAGAAACTTGCCAAAGGCAAGAAAACCATTGCTTACTGTGCATCGGTCGAAGCCGCTGAGAAAACCGCAGAACAGTTCCGGCAGGCAGGATATACAGCAGCATCACTTAGTGGCAGTACTCCGAAGGAGCTCAGAGCGCAGATAATGCAGGAGTTCCGAGACAGTAAGATCATGATACTCACTAACTGCGAGTTATTCGGTGAAGGCTTAGATGTTCCAGACTGTGAATGCACGATACTTCTCCGGCCTACACAGAGCCTTACTCTATACATTCAACAGTCCATGAGATCAATGCGATATATGCCCGGCAAGACGGCTATCATCATAGATCATGTCGGTAACTGCTATACGCACGGTCTCCCGGACGATGACAGAGAATGGACGTTAGAGCCTAAGCACAAGCAGGAAACAACGGTCAAGATCAGAGAGTGCCCGAACTGTTATGCAGTCTATCCCCCGACTATGAGTAAATGTCCTTACTGCGGACACGTAGCCGTGAAGGAGATCCGGACAGTTGACCGCAAGACCGTTGACATTGACCTCGTTGAGCTTCACCGCACAGAGGCCTTGAAAAACACACGTCTCTCAGATGCCGAGCTGACAACATGGGAAGAGGTTGTGGAGTTTCAGAAGGCTAAAGGATATAAGTTCCAGTGGTGCATCCGGTACGCCGATGCTCACGGGATCGCTACACCGAGTAAGTACAGGTACATGAGACGATATATGAGATAGGAGGAGAAATTATGCGAGAGATACTTTTCAGAGGTCAGACAAGACGTAAAGGCGAAAAAGTCTGGATGGACGGCAGTCCTGTTGAAAGCAACTGGGTATATGGCGGTGTGTTAAAAGGGAATGGCGACCACTCCATTATCTATCAGACAGAGCCTGACATTGAGAAAAAAGTTGTTTATACTGATACTCTCGGCCAGTACACAGGATTGACTGACAAGGACGGAACAAAGATCTTCGAGGGAGATATTGTCGAATACGAAGGGACAAGATACTCTATCAACTATCTTCCTCACTATGCACGTTTTTCAGCTGTAAAACCGAACACTGTATTCTGTGTGTTCGCATATCAGCGTGGCGAAGTTATCGGCAACATCTACGACAACCCTGAGTTGATCGGAGGTGCTGACAAATGACCGTATCAGCAACAGTAATGTCGCCGTGCAAAGACTGCACAGACCGCTGTATCGGATGCCACAGCACCTGCGGAGACTATGCGGAGTATAAACAGGCGCTGGAAGATAACCGGGCGAAAATCAACGCTCAGAACGCTGAGGCAGATTTTTGCAACGCAGTCAAGCGTAACGTGGTCAAGAGATACGACAAGCGGAGGGATAAGTGATGCAAGTTCTCATAGCCTGCGAGGAATCGCAAAGAGTATGCATGGCATTCCGAGAAAGAGGATTTGAAGCATACTCTGCGGATATACAAGAGCCTTCCGGCGGCCATCCTGAATGGCATATCCTCGGTGACGTTCTGAAAGTTCTGAACGGTGGAGAGTTCCGGACAATGGACGGTGCAGAGCATATCGTTGAGAAATGGGACTGCATTATAGCGCATCCTCCGTGCACATATCTTAGCAATGCCGGAGCTTGCAGGTTGTATAAGAATATCAACGGCAAGACATATATCGACCGTGAACGTTTTGAAAAAGGGCTTGACGGTAAAGAGTTCTTCATGTGTTTTTTGAACGCCCAATGCAGGAGCATAGCAGTTGAGAACCCAATACCCTCAGCAGTGTTTCGCTTACCACAATACACACAAAGCATTCAGCCTTTTCAATTCGGGCATCCATTTAGTAAGAAGACTTGCTTATGGTTGCGAGGTTTACCACCGCTTAAGCCTACTAAGATAATAACAGAGTATAAGCCTTATGTTTCCTGCGGAACGTCAAAGAACAAAGGGAACAAAGACAAGGCAGGAGTATCCAGAGCAGGGGGGGCAGCTAAGATAAGGTCAAAGACCTTCCCAGGGGTCGCACAGGCTATGGCTCAGCAGTGGGGAGACTTCCTGTTAGGCAAGTACGACAAGCAGCTATTACTTTTTGAGGAGGAATAACAATGCTTGATGATGTTGTAAAACTTGCATATAAAGGCTGTCTGGAGATAGCTGACAACCCGACAGGGCGGAATACTACAGACTATAAATGCGAATGGTGCGGAGAAGAACTGACAGTCGCTTATCATGAAGATAGACTGTATTCAGTTCACTGCGCTAAATGCCGGAGGGTAACGCTAATAAAGGCGGACGATCCTGAGCAAGCCGTTGACAGATGCGGCAATATCATGTGAGGAGGACGAAACATGAAATTCACAGTACCCGGAATCCCTGTTGGAAAAGGACGGCCGAAATTCTCAACGGTGAACGGCCATGCGGTGGCTTATACTCCGGCAAAGACGGCGAATTATGAAACGCTTGTCAAGCTGGCATATCAGCAACAGTGCGGAGGATGTAAGCCTTTTGACAAGGATTTGCCGCTGACAGCGACAATAACAGCATATTTCCCGATACCGAAGAGCGTGAGCAAACGAAAAAGGGAGATAATGCAGGGCGGATTAGTTCCGCATACGAAGAAACCCGATGCGGATAACATCGCAAAAGCTGTGCTGGATGCACTCAACGGCATAGCATTCTATGATGATTCACAGGTCGCTTCTCTGAGGGTTGCGAAATACTACTCAGAAGAGCCGAAAGTTGAAATTGAATTGTATGGAATGGTTTGAATACCCCTGAGAGCATCAGAAATGCCCTTAAAATCAATCCTGACGGCATGGGTGGTATAACTGCCCTGCCGGAGGGAATGGGGCTTAGAACGCAAAATAAACGCAAATGAGGTGCGATATTATGGAATATATAGATAAACGCAAAGCATGGACGGCGTTAAAAGCAGAAGCCGAAAGCCATGAACTGCCAGCATCAAAAGAAGCATACAAAAGAGCAGCAAGAATAATTGAACAGATGCAGACCCGCTACGGATGCCGTGCTGGGATAGCACGAAGCCCGGAAGATGCTGTGAGGATTGTGGAGGGCGAATGAAATACGGTATGCCTTATAAGGGGAGCAAGTCGAAGATAGCAGAGCAGATTCTAAACGTTCTCCCCGAAGCTGATTACTTTGTTGACCTGTTCGGCGGTGGTGGTGCTATGACTCACTGTGCAACGCTATCATTCAAGTATCGGAAGGTCATATACAACGAGATTGAGCCGCTTATACATAAGGCATTTGACATGGCGATACACGGCGGATTCAGAAACGAAAACCGCTGGATAAGCCGGGAGGACTTCTTCCGGCTGAAAGATACAGACCCTTATGTGGCAATATGCTTTAGCTTCGGCAATGATTGCAAGACTTACGCTTATGCAAAGGAGCTTGAACCGTGGAAGAAAGCTCTGCATTATGCACGGCGGTTACATGATACATCACTATTCAAGGAAATGGGTATACTGACAGACGGGACACGAAGAGACATAGAGAGACACAAGGAAGAATACAAGCGGTTATATATCAAGTGGTTAGGCAAAAATATTCAGTTTCCTAATGAAATCGAACGATGCCAACATCTTGAAAGATGCAAGAGGTTACAATCGCTACAAAACTTAGAGAGTCTCGGCAGGCTCGACAAGCTCGGCAGGCTCGACAAGCTCGACAGGCTCGACAGGCTCGATTACAGACAGGTGAGCCTTCCTGATGATGCTGTTATATACTGTGACATTCCGTATAAGTCGACTAACACATATCTTTCAAGTTTTAATTACGATGCTTTCTACGACTGGGCGAGAAATCAGAAGCAAGATGTATTTATATCTGAGTACGATATGCCCGATGATTTCTACCTCGTGACTGAGTTTGACAGAACGTCCCTGCTGTCACCTGATAGCAGGGATACGGTGAAGGAACGGCTGTATTGTAACCACAAGTATGAAATACATGAACAACTATCATTTTTTGAGAGGAGGATATCACATGACCCCTGACGAGATCGAGCGCCTCGCTGCTAAAGACCAGCCGATGCCGGACGGACTGACACCGCCTCAGGTTATGCTATACCAGACCTTTGCGGCACTGTATATCAGATATCGGCTGAGGGCGATTGACAGCAACGAGGCCAAAGAAAACAAGCGTAAGATACTCTCTGCATATCGCCGCATGGAAGATGAATATAATCAATTCCTGACGATATGTAAGGAGTATCAGCAGAGGATAAAACAAAATTACGGTTGAGAGCATCCACAATGCGCCACAATCGATTTTAAGGGCACAGGTAGTATATAATTACACTGCTGAAACCAAAACGGTAAAAAACGGCGTTTTAAACGCTGAGAGAGGAAGAGTGAAAATGACAGAAGTAATATGCGATTGTGATTTCTGCAAACACTATGAAAACGGCAGATGCGGATTAGATACCGTAGAAATATGCGGCGGTCACTGTCAAGATATTGATGATGAACTGGAGGAATGAAAATGGCTGAACTTAAACCGTGTCCGATATGCAAAAGCAAGGTAACTATCACGCACACAGATGATGGTTACATACCACATTGTACGCACAGTATGTGTATACTATCAAATTTACTTATGAAACCAAGAGCAACAGAGGGCGAAGCGGCTATGGCATGGAACAGGAGGGCTGACAATGGCTAAGTACATCTTGAAGCAAGAGGCTATATTCGCACTGACGAACGAGGCAAACACACATAAGAATCCAGTGAAAAGAGCATACAAAAGAGCAGCAAGAATAATTGAACAGATGCCGACAGTGCAGATTATGGAGTGGGTAAGCTGCGAGGAACGTATGCCTGAGCCAGACACGCTTGTTATAGTCGCTTGCTATGGTAGTGATATTATCATACCGCAGCACGGTGAAACGCTGACAGAAAGCATTGAGAGAGTACAGAGGGAACACGTTACAGTAACGCTTGGCTTTATCGGTTCAGACGGTTGGTATGGTTGTGATTATTTCCCGATGATGATTGCACCGACTTACTGGCAGCCACTTCCTGAACCACCGAAAGGAGAGTAAGAATATGGGCGAGTATATAAGCAGAGAAGCGACAGCCAAAGCATTCTGCGAAAAGTGCAAAGGATATTATGACGGACATTGTGTTCATAGGGGTGAATGTGATATTGATGTTATAAAAACCGCACCTGCCGCAGACGTACAGCCTGTGAAGCATGGAACATGGGAGAATACAAACACACCTAATCACCTTAGATGCAGTAATTGTGAAATTACTCATTTCATAGCTCAGTACCCACATGGAGCTATAAATTACTGTCCTAACTGCGGAGCAGATATGAGAGGTGATACACAATGAAAGCAAGGGATTGTAACTTCTGCCGCAAACAGATCGCTAAGGAATGCGAACAGGAGTTTTTGAAGAAAGAGTACACGATATACAAGGATGCGGCGGATACGTTCGCAACATTCGCTACAGTATCAGTGCTCATGGCTATGGTACGCAGAGGCCGGAGCGAGGCTTATATCCAGAAGCTTTACGATGAGCTTGTATTGATTTACAGCACACCGAACGTTTTCGGCAAGGAAATACGGCTCACTGACATGATGAAGAGGCTTGAAAAGAACTACAACATAGATTTCAGCCGGATCCATGTAAATTTGGAGACGGAGAAGGAATTCATTAAGAGTACGAAAGGAGTATAACCATGACAATACTTGAAAAAGCAGCGGAGACAATTCAGAGGCTCGGCTCTGCTGCTCAGGACTGCAAGAGCTGTGCGAGACTGCCGGAATGCAATGCATATCAGGCAGAGGGTAGATTCGAGAACTGCGATTACAAGTGGCAGTATGCAGACGAGGTAAAGGAGACAGACGATGCAGAGACTAACTGATAGGGGCACAGCGGAAGTGCTGAGGTCGAACATGGAAGGGCTGAAAAAGGCAGGGATTGAACCTTCCATTGAGGATCTGAGATACATCAAGCTTGCAGACTACGAGAACGAAGAAGAACGCAAGGAGTGTTCTTTCGTGAACTATGATCCGGATGATTACTATGAATGAGCAAATAATAATAGGACTTGTTGCGCTGGCTCTCTATGAGCTGGCAATATATGCCATAAGGAGGAAAAGAAAATGAACCTTGAAATTTTTAGAATTATAATCGTCACTGTTGCGGCAGTTGTATGCGTTGCGGTTAAAAGAATGGAGGAATAGTATGAATGAGAACACCTGTGTATGCTGTGGTGCACAGATTCCAGAGGGGCGGCAGATCTGCCCGAAGTGTGAAAAGGAGGATGATATAGGTAAGGACGTGAATGTCCCTGCCAGAGAGGAGAGTGAAGATAATGCGAGAGATACTTTTCAGAGGTCAGACAAGACGTAAAGGCGAAAAAGTCTGGATGGACGGCAGTCCTGTTGAAAGCAACTGGGTATATGGCGGTGTGTTAAAAGGGAATGGCGACCACTCCATTATCTATCAGACAGAGCCTGACATTGAGAAAAAAGTTGTTTATACTGATACTCTCGGCCAGTACACAGGATTGACTGACAAGGACGGAACAAAGATCTTCGAGGGAGATATTGTCGAATACGAAGGGACAAGATACTCTATCAACTATCTTCCTCACTATGCACGTTTTTCAGCTGTAAAACCGAACACTGTATTCTGTGTGTTCGCATATCAGCGTGGCGAAGTTATCGGCAACATCTACGACAACCCTGAGTTGATAGGAGGTAGTGAAAATGGGAGTTTTATCACAGATAGATGCTGAATTGCAGAAGGATTTACTTAACTTTGTTAAGGAACAGGACGAAAAAAGCAAAAACGGAAAGGTTGTTTTTGGCGATTATCTTTTAAATGACCTTTTGAAAATGCTTATCAGTGGGAAATGCAAAATAACTGGTACATTTACGGATCATGGGAAAGGCAAGCTGTATGTTGAATACAGTTTTAAGGACGGTGATGCAGAATGTTAGTTATTACTCTTATTGATGCCTTAGCTCTATTATGTGGTTTATTTTTATCGTCAATATTCATTTTTTGCAAGCTTTCAGACTGGCAAAAGAAGAAACGTGATAAGAACAATGATGATGAGTAGAAATGAAATTTCACTTTTATAGGAGGTTGCTATGAATAAGACCGAAGAACTTATTGGCATATTTGGCACATTATGTGACTACATGGTAGACAATGGCAGATGTGATGTATTCTGCCCATATGCTGAAACCAAAGATAAGGATGACGAGTGTGAAGCGTGGAAAACGATTCAAAAGATTAGACAGGAGGAATCAAAATGAGTGAACTCACATTGGACAAAGCTATAAAGCATTGCCTTGAGGTAGCAGAGCAATGGGGTAAGACAACAGTTTGCCGTGAGTGTGCAGCAGATCATCGTCAGCTTGCTGAATGGTTAATGGAATTGAAAGACCTGAGAGCCGAACAGAATGACCAGTATACGTTTATTCGTGAACTGATGGACGAGCTGAAAGAAGCAAAGCGACTTCTGAAAGCGGCGGTTGAGGATTTTGAAACTATTGAATCAAATCTCGAATATGATGAACATTGTGTTATCAAAACGCATAGTATCAGATGTGACGAGTGTCCTTTGAGCGCAGCAACAATATATCGTTGTAAATGGCGACACGCCGATGAAACCTTAAAACTGATCGGAGGGAACTGAAATGATATCTTTTCTTATTGGCTTATTCACAGGAAGTATTATCACTTTCTTTTCCATGGCATTGGCTATAAATGCAAAGGAGGACGAAGATGCGGAACTACCAGAAGAAGAACGAAAAAATAGAACATGAACCATACATGGCAGCACGATACATAGCAATGTACAGCAAGAGGTTGGAAAGGCAGGGCAAAGGGACATTGCTCCGGTCGGCTGTTAAATGCGCTCTTGAAACGCTTCCAGCAGAGTATAGAAATGGCGTATATGAAAATCTGACAGAGGGCAAGGCGTTCCCTCTGGATGCCTCAGAGGTCACATACAAGCGATACCGTTCACGCTTCATCCGTGCGGTGGCTGAACAGCTTGAATTAGTCTGAAAGTTGATACCACGGGGAAAAAATACTGAGTATAATTAAGATAGAAAAGCGAAGGGGCTGCGATTCGACCGGAATCGAACAAGCTTACCTCCCGAGCCGAGACTTTGCTATAGCTGTAGAGTTGTCTTTTATTAGCTGAACAATCATAAAATCATTCCTTTTCTGTATTTTGAATCTGGTTTTTTAGCTTCTGAGCTTTCGGGAGGTTTTCTTCCCCTTCTCTTTCTATCCTTTCTTTCTTTCTTTTGTCCTACATAATTTTTTCATTTGTATCTTCTCTTTTACCTTACGGCCGTGAGCAATCCGGCCGGATCTATGCTTGAAAACTGTTCATGTCAGTAATCACGCACCAAACAAGAGCACAGGATAGTTCCCATTCGTTATAAATCTCCTGTTATTCACAAACCGTAAACCGAGACACGGTTTCCTGTGTGAGTGCTCGGGAGCGCTGATACGGCTGTCAGCGCTTTGACAGTCTGATTTGAGGTAATGACTTGAATCGGGCGCCAATACGATTACACACACCAAATACCAATTGCATCTCCTTTTTGTTTTCCCTGCCGTTCTGCAATAGTGGGGCGGTGGGTTTTGCCCGAAGCAAGGAAACGACTTGCAACGGGCTCCAATAACTGCTATAGGTAGAACCTTCTAAACTGGAACAGCCGCTGAAATATGCGGCTGTTTTGGCATATATACACGAATACACGAAAGGCGGTGATTAAATGGCAGGAAGAGGGCATCCGAAGAAATTCAAGGACGGAAAGCAATTAATAGGCCTTTGGAAAACGTTCTGTAATCAGATAAGGGAGAACGGATACACAGAAGCACCAACGCAGACAGCTTTCTGCCGGTGGCTTGAAAAGAACTATTCCCCTACAGATGCAAAGACCATTTACAACGCCTTAAATGATTACTTCCCGAATATCAAAAAAGACTTTGAAGCGATAAGAGCGGACACGATCTCAGAGGGAACAATGCTCGGAAAGTATCAGCCGTCAATGAGTATATTCGCATTAAAGAATTGGTGCTCGTGGAAAGACAAGATTGAAACCGATACAAACGAGGACGTTCTTGCAAAGCTGGATGAAGTCTTAGAGCATTTAGGAGAATGAGATGTTTTCTGAAATGCAAAATCAATTCTTCCGAGAGGCAAACAGCCGCTGGAATGTAAAGACCGGAGCAACGAGAAGCGGTAAAACATACATGGATCTGTATTTGATTCCGAAGAGAATCAGAGCGGTCGCAGGGCTTCCCGGTGATGTTGTTCTTCTCGGAAACACAAAGGAAACGCTGAGAGCAAATATTATTCAACCGATGCAGGACATTTGGGGCGATAAGCTTGTAACCGATATAGGCTCAGACAATTATGCGTATTTGTTCGGTGAACGTGTGCGCTGTATAGGAGCTTCAAAGATAACTGCTAACAATAGACTGCGAGGCTCTTCTATCAAGTATTGCTACGGCGATGAGGTTGTTACATGGCATCCTGAGCCGTTCACAATGCTTAAATCACGACTTGACCGAAGCTACAGCAAATGTGACTTGACCTGTAACCCGGAAGGGAAGCTGCACTGGTTCAAACAGTTCCTTGATTCTGATGCGGATATATACTGTCAGAAGTACACGATTGATGATAATCCGTTCAATGATCCGACTTTCGTGCAGGAGCTTAAGAAGGAATATGCAGGCACCGTGTATTATGATCGTTATATCCTCGGCGAGTGGGTGAACGCAGAGGGCATTGTATACTCAATGTTCGATGAAGACAGGCACGTAACCGCCAAGGAGCTTGACTTCAAGCCTGTATACTATGTGTCATGCGACTACGGAACGCAGAATGCAACTGTATTCCTGCTATGGCATAAGCTGCAAGACGGCCGCTGGCTCTGCGAGAAAGAGTATTACTACAGTGGACGGCAAGAGATACGGCAGAAAACAGACGAACAATACTGCGATGACCTGATAAAATTCCTTGACGGAATCAAAATCAATGGAATGTTTGTTGACCCTTCGGCCGCTTCTTTTATAGCAGCTCTGCGAAAGCGTGGAATAGTCGTTTACCACGCCAAGAACGCAGTGCTTGACGGCATACGCTTCACAGCAACACTGCTTAATAAAGGCAGCATACTTTTCAGACCTGGTTGCAAGAATACAATACAGGAGTTCAGCTTGTATAGCTGGAAGCCTGACACAACAGAAGATGAAGTAATCAAAGAGAACGATCACTGCATGGATGCTATGCGATACTTCTGCTATACTCACCTTGCAACAAGCAAGGCCGGAACATCAAAACTGAGAGGATAGGAGTGAAACAATGCCTTTTATACTGAATACAGACAAAGAGATAACACCGGAGTTGATAGCAAGCTATATAAAGATTCATCGTGATGCGCTGAGTGAAAGATATCAGAAGCTTCAGGACTACTACGAGGGCAGGCACGATATCTTGAAGAGAAAGCCAAGGAGGGAGGATGACCCCTGCAACAATATCGCCGTTCCGTTCCCGAAGTATATCACGGATATGGCCGCTGGTTATCATATCGGCGAGGGCGTTGCATATCAGTCGGATGAAGAAAACCTTGACGATTTGAACAAGCTGTATAAGCGTGCTGAGGTTGACGTTCAGGACATGGACAATGCCAAGTATCAGAGCATATACGGCGTTGCATATGAGATTGTATACATGAGTTCCGATGATTCACCAACGCCGAAAACAGCAAGCATACATCCTTCACAGGCATTTGTTATTTATAACAGCACTGTTGAGCTTCTTCCGGTGGCTGGCGTTTACTACTACGAGATACACGACAAGCAGACACAGGCTGTTAATGGCTTTGTGGTAGAGGCTACGACAGCAAATGCTAAGATAAAATTCAAGGCAACAAAAGATTATGCGATAGACGGAGAGGTAACAGCAGAGGCTAATCCGTTCGGCATGGTAACTCTCATTGAGATATACAACAATGACGAGAAGCAGGGAGACTTTGAGCAGGTTATACCGCTGATAGACGGCTATAACAAGCAGCAGTCAAACAGAGTTGATGACAAGGAAAACTTTGTCAACTCTCTCATGGTGCTGAAAGGCCAGACATTAGGCGATACAGACGGCGAAAAGGCTGATACATACCGGAGCATCAAGGAGAACGGTGTTATTGAGCTTACGCCTGACGGAGATCTATCCTTCCTCACAAGGCAGGGTGATGCACAGGGCGATGATATGTTACGTCAGAGCCTTGCAGACGATATCCATAAGTTCTCTTATGTTCCGTCATTCACAGATAAGGACTTCGCCGGAAATGTAAGCGGTGTAGCAATGCAGTTCAAGCTCTTCGGGCTGAATCAGCTCATGAAAAGCAAGGACAGATACACAAAAGAAGGCTTAAGATACCGTATAAAGCTATTCTCAGCTATTATGCAGGCCAAGGGCATGAAACCTGTTGACCCTGCTTCTGTTAACATTACGATAACGCACAGTATGCCGAAGAACCTGCAGGAAATAGCACAGGTCATCGGCAGCCTTGAAGGAGTATGCAGTAAAGAAACGCTTGTCGCTCAGCTTCCCTTTGTTGATGATCCAGAAGCAGAGGTCAAGAAAGCCGATGAAGAACGTCAGAGGCTAATGGATGAACAGTTCGTCATGGCATCATCCAAGGCCGCAGAAATGAACGAGAATGAGGAATAAGCAATACTGGATAGATAGAGCCAATAGAAGAATGGACAGTTATACGCTGTCCGCTATTGAGCAATCAAAGGTCATTAACAAGGCTTATAACCGCACAAAGGCGTATGTAGAGGCTGAGATATCAAAGATATTGAAGCATACCGGCGGCGAGGACACGCTTGCTTATGAATACCGTATGAAGCGGCTGAACGCTCTTTTGAAGACTACCGAAGAGAAAATGAAAGAGCTTTACGGAATCAATGTGAGCGATACCACAGCATTTCTGAAAAGCATCATCCCCGAGGCCTATTATCACACTATCTTTGACATAGCTCAGGGAGTGGGAGAACAGCCTGTATTTGCTGCCGTCAACGATAAGCTTATCAATGCCATAGTGAAAGAGCCGTGGAGCGGTGAGAACTACTCTAAGCGCATATGGAAGAACACAAACAAGCTTGCAGACGATGTGCGAGAAGTCCTGACAGAAGCGGCCATGAGCGGCGAAAGCATTTGCAAGACCTCTCGCAAGCTCTCAGATGCGTTTGATACGTCCGCTTATAATAGCCAACGTCTTATACGCACAGAGACAACATATGCCTGTAATCAAGCGGAAATGGCCTCATATGAAGCCTTAGACATTGACAAGTATAGATTTGTTGCGACACTCGATACACGTACTTCACCGATATGTCAGAAGCTTGACGGAGAAGTATTTGACACAAAGGATGCACAGGCAGGAAAGAACCTTCCGGCAATGCATCCGAATTGCCGTTCTACCACTATTCCCTATTTTGAAGAGGGTATGCCCGAAGAGAGGATAGCAAGAGACAAGGACGGCAAGAGAATCAAAGTCCCTGCGGATATGAAATACGATGACTGGTACAAGCAGTATATCAATCCAGAGGGACCGCCGAAGCCTAACAAGGGCAGTACACCACCACCGGCGCAGAAGCCGCCTGAAAAGCAATCTGAAAAGCCCCAGGCGAAACCAGAACAGCCGAAACCAGTTGACGTTGAAATACCACCGCCAGAGCAGAAGAAGCCGGAATACGTTGATACACCGATACCGAAAAAGCCTGTTGAAGTTCCGAAGCCAGAGGCAAGACCGGCAGAAGAACC